CAACCTTGCATATAAGTATTGTTCAGATCTGAGAGGTGAGTTACTTAGAGGTTGAAACCATAAACAAGCAAAGACATGTATCAATTAGCAGACAGAAAGTTATCATTCTATCAAGCAGAGAAGATTAGAGAGGCCAACAAACAAGGTATAGGCAAGCAGAAACTAGCAGAACTATATGGTGTTAGTAAGAAGGTTATTAGACTAATCATTGAAAATAAAACTTATAAGAATGGAGACACCGAAATATCCGAACCACGAACTAGCTTGTTCTAAAGGAGGCATACGGCAAAGTAACTTAGAATATTATTGTGCTGAATGTAAAGTATTTGGTAGCGGTAATAGATTCTTACAGTTTCATATTAAAGATGGTCTATGTAATGGCCAAGGCTTAAAGAATAAGTATTCGATAAAAAGAAATCTATTTAAATATAAAAAGGGGCATTAAGCCCCTTTTTTAGTTTATTAAGTATTTTAGTTAATTACATTTGACCAGCTGCCAATGATAATCCAACTACAAAACCGTCATCTCTACTATTAAACGAAACAGTATCTGCAAAAGATTCTGGCGGTGTATATGGAGATGGAGGATTAAAGGTGAGTTGACCAATTGGATAAAGACCATTACCCCCAGCAGCAGTAGCTAATCTTGAAACTACTTGTGATCTACCAAATGTACCTAATTTAGAATTAAGACCAAATCCATTACGTGGTTTAACTGCAATCCAATAGAAAGGTTGTGTAAAATTCATAGTATCGATTCCACTAAAGAACCAACCGTTAACACCGCCACCGACTGCAACATCGAAAGTACTATAATAGACTCTATCTTTAGGGCGTCCATTACTATAAGTATCATAGATAGCAAATTCATATGAATCATTACCAGTAATATTTAATACTTTAAACCACATATAATTAATTGTTACTCCTGGCTGTACATAAAGTGGTGCCATCATCATTCTTTGATCATTTACGTCAAGTGCATCTTGAAAAGTAATTTCACCAACTACAGGTTGACTAAGTAAAAAATAGTTACCAAATTTCGGTGTGTAACCTTGTAATCTTAAGAATTGTTCAGGGAACATTACCTCTGTACTACCACCTGAAACACCAGATGATCCGCTAGTTCCAGACGTACCCGCAGAGCCATTCTGCCCGCTTATACCACTCGTTCCAGATGTTCCTGCATTACCTGCTGTCCCGCTAGTTCCAGACGTCCCAGAGGTCCCTGAAACACCGGAGGTTCCGGATGTTCCGGAGGTGCCGCTACCAATACCGGTAACGTTTGCGCCAGTAAAGTCTTGATCACCTGAGTAACTCATGCCTGATGTCGACACACTTACCGGTAAGTCATTACCGAAACCATCAGATAAAGGTTTTAAGGTGCCATCAACTGGAGTATTATCTCCAACTTTAACTAAGGCATCGTATGTTGTTTGGACTGTTTGTCCTGTTAATGATTGTCCCATTATTTATATTATATTTTATTTAAGAAATTGTAACTGAATCTACGTAAAGATAAGCTACCTCATTTTGATTTGCTATTTGAAGACTATTAATACGTATACTAGTTTTTAATAATTCATCACCTACCGTAGTCCAACTAGTAAGACCTGTTGGTGTAATAGTACATGTAATATTTTGCCAACTTGTAGTTATACTAGTAGTACTTGGTACAGCATTAGTAGCAGTTAATCCACTCATTCCATATTGTACTCCAATAGAATCTATAGTAATTGCTTTGCTAGCTTTTACTTTTATTGTTATTGTAAATGGTGATGTTCCAGCAGGTTTATTTAAAATACCACAAAAATAATGAAAAAGATCAGTACCTGTAGTATTAGTTGTAAGTTTAAATCTTAAACTATTACTACCTGTTACATATTCTACAGGATCTGCATATTTAACAATAGAATCTGAATTAATTACTTTTTGTCCTTGACTATCTTTACAATAAATTGCAGGATTTTGACACTGTAAATATGTATTCATTAATTGAGGACTACCGTATGACATCCAAGGAAGATCTTCTATAACACCAGTTGTTTTACCAACGTATAAAGGAATTTGTCCTACTGGATTTTGACTTGATGAATTTAAATTAGTAAATGGAGTTATACCAGATCTTGTACCATCAATATTAACAACATTTAAATTATTAACATATTTCCAAGCTTGAGTATTTAATTGTGCATTACAAATAGGTGAAATTGAACTACCGCCGACATACATTGTTAAATTATCAATATAAACATCTCCAATAGTTGAACCAGCAATTGGCGCCCATATACTAGTATTTACTTGACTACCTAAACTACGCCAATATGCATCTAATATTTTAATAGAAGGTCCAGCTAATGCACCCTCTCCTGATGCATATCCAACTTTTAATGATCTATTGGTAACTGTTCCACTAGATCCAGTCACCCATTGTTTACAATTCCATGTTACAGGTCTATTAGCACCACCATTCCAAGACTCTGTTATTCTAGCACCAACACTATAAATTGTACTAAATCCAATACTACTAGGTGCATGTACACCGAAATTATTAGTTCCAAATGGAGTTGAACAGATACAAAAAGCTACTTTATTAATACCTATTGCAGCTGCAGTGGATGCACCAAATGCATTATTAATATTACTAAATAAAAAATTATTCCATACAATATTAGGTCTAATAAAATTCCACGCATTAATAATAAAATTAGCAACACCACTAGAAGCTGCAGTTTTAACTCCAGTCCAACCTACCTGTGTAGTATATGTAGCATCCCAACCACCTTCTATAGTAACATCAGTTGCAGTAGGAGTACCTAAATTAAAAAGTTCAAAATTACCAGATGCTGCACTATAATGATATGTAGATAATTTATAAGGAATATAACTGCCTGGTTTGATATGTAATTGAGCATTACTACCCAATGTAATTAATGAAGATGTAATACTTACTATAACAAAACCATTAGCTGCCATAGGGAATCCATCATCAGCAGCTGTATCAAAGAATATAGAATCACCTGGTGCAAATTGACCAGTTAAGTCTACTGATGTTGTGATAGTAGTCGCTCTAGCGTTAACAGTTACTGGGGTAGCACTTGCAGTCGTAAAATCACTCCCTGCTACTTTAATAACATCGCCATTGATAGCAACACTTAATGCTTTTGTAACCGTTTTGTATGGTAATGTAGTAGAACCATTTCCGGTAGAGTCATTTCCTGTTAAAAAATTAGTATGTATATTTGCCATGATTTATTAATATGTGTAAAGCGTCATTGTTGACGCAAATTTAGTTTCTTGAGGTGTTAATATTCTGGTTACCATTGTAGTATTAAAATGATCAATATCTACAGGAGGAGTAGTAGGCCATATTAAAGTCGAACCACGGTATACCGCAGTCAGAGTATTAGCACCCCTTTTAAGAGTGCTAATATCTGTTATGTTTCTTTTAATTGCCATTAGTCTATAAAGTATAATGTTGTTGCAGAGTAAGTTCCTAAAGCATCATAAGCCGCTTGAGATCCACTCCAAATTGTTGTAATAGTATTAGGTCCACCAGTTGTAATTCCACCTGCTGGAGATACTCCAGATGTTCCAGATGTTCCAGATGTTCCGCTAGTTCCAGCATCACCGCTAGTTCCGCTTGTTCCGCTTGTTCCGTTACTACCATCAGCACCATTTGTTCCGGAGGTTCCGTTAGATCCGTTTGTTCCGGAGGTTCCGTTTACGCCGGAGGTTCCAGATGTTCCAGATTCTGCAGCAACTGTAGTAGTAACATAAGAATAGTAACCATCTTCAGTATACCAAACAAATGATCTATTAGTACCATCATTGTTATTTGTATAAATTTTAACAATCATTCTATCAGTTGCATTGATAGTAGTTACTGGGAATATAATATCAGGCGTAACTAAACCTACCTCACCGTCATTATATTGTAGTTTTTCAACAGTAGATGTTACTACTGTACCATAACCAATACCATTAGCATCTGCTAATTCCATAGACACATACGTATCAATATCTGCAGCAGGTTGAGTAAAACTAAAATGCAAATGGAATGTTTGAGGACCAGCTGGAATTAAAGTAAATCCTAATTCAGGTGTCAAAAACTCTTGTACTAATAGATTTTGTTGATTAGATGTTAATGTTTTTGAAACTGTTTGTTGCGCACCAAAAACTGGCACATCAGTTAAAACTTTATATGGAGTAATATCAGATGATTGTGACTCATTAAAGTAATAAATTCTACCACCAGAGATACCGTTAGCACCGCTTGTGCCTGATGTCCCACTGGTTCCGCTCGTACCAGAAACGCCACTAGTTCCTGAGATACCGCTTGTTCCAGAGATACCGCTTGTTCCAGATGTTCCGTTAATTCCGCTAGTTCCAGAACTGCCAGAGATACCGCTTGTTCCAGACGTTCCGTCATTACTAACGCCAGATGTCCCAGACGTACCAGACACTCCAGATGTGCCGCTGGTTCCATCAGAACCCGCGTCTCCTACAAGATTAAACTCAATGAATACATCTTCATTGTTTAAGAAATCAGAACCATCTGTGGCCAACATTGTACCAGTAAAAGTACCTTGTAATGCAGCTGATAAAACGCTTGTAACTTGGAATTGAATTGTTTTACTTTGAGTTACATTAGTAATTAAGACATAACATTTAATAGCATTATTGCTTGCAGCTAAAGCCTCAAAGAAACTAAATAGATTTAAACCACTAACTGTAGTTGTACTTAAGTATAATTCAGTTGCGTTTGGATAATCTGTAGTATTAAGTGCAGCTTTTTTATTAGCTGCAGATACGCCAGAGGTACTCCATTCGTAAGTGAAACTATTTGTGAAACCATCATTACCTGACGTTCCGCTAGTTCCTGCCGTTCCGCTTGTTCCGCTAGAACCTGTAGCTCCAGAAGATCCGTTAACTCCAGATGTTCCTGACGTTCCGCTAGTTCCTGGTAAACCACTAGTTCCTGCAGGTCCGTTAACTCCTGAGGTTCCGGATGTTCCCGATGTTCCAGTAATTCCAGTAGGATTACCTACCCAGTTTCCATCTGCATCAATTACTTTACCGTAATTAGCAGCATATAGATCTGTGATTGTAGTATCATTAGTGAATTCTATTTCAGTAGTACTTGCCTTCATAGGTAGTTCTACTCCTTTACCATCTGTTATAGGTTGTAAAGTACCTGTAACACCAGATGTTCCCGATGTTCCAATACCAACTACTGATGGATAAGTTTGATAAATGTATTTGTTGGTTAAATCAGCCATTTTATATTTATTTTCTTTTTATTTAATTACAAGATTCCCAGACCTCTGCGATACTATTCCAAACACCTGGTAATGGCCATTCGACACATGTGGTAGGTATTGTAGTACAAGTCCATAATGTATTTGATAGAGACCACATATCAACCAATGCCCAAGTAGGACAATCTGATTCGTCTCTGGTTAAGTATACGATGTTTCTTTCTGGATCGTTATCACTGATGAAAACGATATTTGGTATTTCTGGTAGAATATTTTCTAAATACATTTGACCTTTATCTAAAAGATAACCATCAAAAGGATCTAATTCTGGTAGATCTATTGCCCAAAACTTATAGTCAAAGTTACCCATAGGTCCTAATTGGATAATACCATTATAAGGATCCGCCAAAGATGATTGAGCTACTAGTTCTATGCTAAATCTTATGTATCTGCTATTCTGTGTAACAATTTGTGGGATTACATATGTCCAAACATTAGTAAAGCCGTTCTTAAAACCAAATAAAAAGTTATTTGTATCGTAAGGAATATCAGCATCCAACGTATTTACGTAGATGATGATGTCATTATTGTTCGTAAGATTGCGTAAATTAATCATAGGTTCGCAATATGCTTTTATTTAAATATAACTACTCCGAGATTTGACACATGCAAACGAAAAAAGGCTACCTCAATGAGATAGCCTTTTTAAAAATGTATTAGTAAGGATTAGATAGCGTCAACTACAGTAATACCAGTAACAACATCTGCAAGTGAATCACCAGCTAAAAGCGGGTAAGCAGCAGCAGGTTCTTGAGCTGTGAAAGATAGAGTATATCCATTCAAATCAGCTACGGCAGTTCCACTAGCAGCAGTAGATGCAGACATAACCATTCCGCGAGTTAAACCAGCGATCCAAGTAACATCTTGTTGGTCTACGAATGCGATTCTAAGATCTCTATTTGCTGCAAGCAACAAAATTTGATTTCTTTTTTCCGCATCCATTTTTTGTAATACCATTGTAAGTACACCTTCGTAGTATACAGTACCTGCGGTATTAGAAACGTTAATAGCTTCGTTGAAGAAAGCAGTATCTTTAGCTAATTGGAATTCATAAAATGAACCAGTTCCAATAATGTCAGTGATCTCACCAGCAACAACAGTTGTTGATGTGATTTCACCTGCTAAGATGTAAGCTGTTTTCAAACCACCCATCGCGTTCATACAGTCGAGTGCTAGAGCACTATTGATTAAACATGACATAATTTAATATTTTATTTTTTTTAAATTTTATAAAAGAGTGGCCGGAGCCACTCTTTTTAGGGGTTTGATTTATTAAGCTACAGTTGAAACGAATTGAGATGCGTAAGCAGCAGTTCCCAATTTGAATTTCGCCATAAAGTTCACTTGATCTTGAGATGGATCGTAGTAGAATCTGAATGCATCTTGGTCATTGATAATACCCGTACCCATGTACGCATATTTTTTAGGACCTACGATTACAGCAGAATCACCAGCTGGATCAACTAATCCTGGAGCAGCGAATACTTTAATATTTGTTCCTGGGAAGATGAAAGAAGATTCAGCTTGACCAGCAACGTTAGCGATGTTAGGGTATTGCAATAAGATAGAGTTACCAGTTGCGATAAGACCTTGAGTCAACTTAGAGTAAGTTGAGTAAGATACGTAAGCAACTAAATCATCTTCTTGCTTAAGAGCTACAGGGATCAAATCGATCATTCCCCACATGTTAGCAACCGCATTTGATGCAGTCCATGCAGTAGCGTAAGCAGTACCATCTACAGCACCTTCAGCAACAGATGTTTGGAACAATAAACCGTCCAAAGCACCACCGTCACCAGCCCATAGAGTGTTCTCAACATATTTGTTGATTTCTCTTACTTTCAAGTTAGCGATTTGCTCTTCGAAAGGAACTGATTCATGGTAAGCAGAAGGAGATAGTTGAGAAGACAACCAGTAGTCATAAAGACTATCAGGACATAGAACTTCTTTCAACATTTTAGCTTCAACTACGATTGGCAATTGAGTAAAGATTGTAGTGTTAGTACCTACTTGACCAGCACCGAATCCACAAGCTGCATTAAGAATGTCAACTCCTGCATCCAAGATGTTAAGGTTAGTAGTACCAGCAGTCAAACCAGCTTTAACAACCAAGTTGTTAACAGTTTGAGGCTTTAAAAGAGCTTTAGTAATAAGCTCAGTTTGTGATGTTTGATCGACATAAGTAGTCAATCCAGACAATGAAAAACTCATAATTTTAAATTTTAATTTTTAGGGTTTGTTTTACTTTTTGAGTGACTTGATAAAATCAAGTTTTGATTCAAATGAATCAATTTTTTCAGCATTTGCAGTCATTTTTGGAGCAGCAGTAGCAGCTGGAGCTTTAGAGAACTTTTCCATTTTAGTTTTCATAGCACCCATTTCTTCTTTGATAGTAGCAACCTCAGTTGCAACTTCTTCAACTATCTCGAAAATCATTTTCATTTTCTCAGCAACTTTCTCTTCGATCATTGGTAGGATGTCTTCCATAGCAACAGATACAGGCTCTTCAACAGCAACCTCTTCAGCAGATACCTCAACAACATCTTCAGTAGCAACTGGAGCCTCTTCAGCCTCAGCAGCAGATACCTCAACAATGATACCAGCCTCATCAACCTCGATTTTAGTACCGTCTTCTAATGTGTGATCCCCAGCAGGCGCAGGAGATTTAGTTGAACCGTCTTCAGCAACTATGAAAACAGGAAATCCTGGTTCTAGTCTTTCATACTCAATAGCTGTAACACCATCGATAAGTTTAGCAGCCTCCAACTTAATTTCCATACCAAGAACCTCGCGGATTTGGTTTAATTTTAGTGTGTAACGCATAATTATTAGTTTTATTTATTTTAGTCTAATATAGACTCTTATATGGTTAAATATGCCATAGATGCGCATTGACACATCTTGGAACAATTTTTATTAGTCCTCTATAAGTTATAAAGAATTTATGTATTATATTTACCATATACCAGGAATTAAAATAGGATGCACAGATAATATTAAACGTAGAATGCGTGAACAAAATTTTGAATATTATGAAATATTAGAAACTTATGAAGATGGTTGGATAGCTGGTGATCGTGAATTAATATTACAAGAAGAATATGGATTACCTATAGATAAAATTCATTATATGCAAAGTAGACGTAATGTTATTAAAGCTAGTAATGCGAATAAAGGAATATCTCAATCTATAGAGCATATAAATAAAAGAAGGATCCATTTAATAAAACCTAAATCTATAGAACATAAAGTATCTATGAGTATTTCTAGAAAAGATAAACCTAAAGTTAAATTAGAATGTCCTTATTGTAATAAAATTATAGGAGGACAAAGTAATTTTAATAGATGGCATGGCGATAATTGTAAGCACAAAAAAGGGGATCAAATTTGATCCCCTGGCCTAAAACATACAACAACAATGGCAGCGCTGTTAGTATAATCTATTTATCTTTTAATATTTTAATAACTTTCTCGTAACGTTTCTTAGCTTCAAGTTCTTCCATATCCAATAATATTCCTTCAATTGAGAAACCTCTAAGTTCTCCAACTTTAACACGTCTCCAAGTTTCTTTATCATCAACCTTTACTGAGATCATCCACGTGCCAAGAGGTACATTGTAACCGTAAAGTGTATTAGCTTTATCATCTTCAGTTTCAACAATCCAGGATTCGAATATGTATGCTCCAGCCTCGTTCTCTTCATGATCAGTATTAATATCTCCGGTTCTTGCCTCTTTCATATACTTCATCGCAATCTCCTTGATAGTTTCAGGTGAGAACTTAACATAATAAGTGTCTCCGCTATCATCAAGTCTTGGAATACTAATATCAGGTACCATTGCAGGTCCAACAAGAATCTGTTTATCTTCTGATGCAAATCTAAATGCAGCTTTGTAGTAACCTTGCTTTGGCATATCAATTGGTTCAACACCAGCTCTACCTGCAGCAGGTTTAACGTATTCAATTTGGATCTGACCATTTGGCATAGTTACTAGGTATTGTCTCCATGCATGTTTACAGTTAGGACCTCCTTTAAAACTCCAGATACTATAAGTACTTGAACCGCCAACACCAAATCCTGGGTTAACTGCGATATCACTCATGGCTTGAATCTGTGCCTTAGTATAGTAATTGTCTAAACCAACCATACCTACACAGAATGGTCTAGAATTAGTACTGATAGGACCTTCGTATTTATAAAGGTATAGTTTTTTATCACCTTGTTCGTTTACGGCGGCTACGGAGGTTCCGGATCCACCTAACCCAGGATTCGCAAAGCATTCTCTTTTAAATAAATCTGCAAGATCCGCTTCTTTAGTACCAAGTTCTTCTGCAAGTTTAAGGATAGTTTCGACGATATAATCATCGTTAGTCCAATTATAACTCATTGGACATTCTTCTTCCATTAAGATTGCTTTGGTAATAAGTTTTTGTTTCTTAGTTCCTGGATCTGCATAAGGAGTTAAACCTGCAGTATCGATCTCCATGTTCTCCCAGTAACCATAGCAAATAGCTGCAGCCTGATCTTCTGGCTTACCTTCTGCTCTAACAACTGAGATACAACGACCAATGAAATCATCTTTGCTTTCACCAGCACTTGGCTTAACAAATTTCTCAGCAAAAGGCAATTCAGCCTCAGAGAACTGCATTGACATTCTGTATTCTTCATACTGACAAGCTTGGTAATACTCTTCAATGCCTTCAAGTTCTCCGTATTGTTCTTTCCAGATACTGTAAAGTTTAAGAGTCATAAGACTTGGTACACATTCTTCAAATTCTACTCTAGTATCACCTACATTATAGTAAGGGAAACCTAGGTTTGCTCTAGCTCCATCTTCGTAATGGTCTTCGATATTTAAGATGCCTTCGAATTGTTCCGCACTTAAGTCGATAATTCTACCGGTTTCTTTGTTTTGTACATACCAGTGAGTAGATTGAAAGTCATGACCGTCAACTTTGTACTCCATACCTTTGATACACATTAGATCGTATTCAGATTTGTATCCTCCAAGCGCATAGAACAAGAACTGAGCAATCTGAAAACAATATC